TCAAGTTCCTGACTTTGCCGTACAGCTTCTTCTTTAGCTCTACGCTCGTCATGGTAACCCTTGCTAAAATGTTGGATACGCTTGCGAACCTTGTCGGAATAGTCTTCCAACTCATCATCTGTGACATCCGTTGGGGGATCAGACGCTTTACGGTTACGATCAGCTTTCGGCGTGTCATCGACCACTTCAATCTCAACGTCGTTGTCATCAGTATCCGCTTCACTTTCAACTTCAGGAGCATCGGCTCCATCTGCTGCGAAATCTTCTGCAGTTTTCTTGCCAGTAATGTCGATCTCAACTGCACTCGTCTCCTCAATAGCCATTGCGTTGTCGGTTTCATCTTCAGGAAACTCAAATTCTACTTTTTGAAATGCCATATCTACGCCCTCTGTATCCCGGTTGGATCAGCAACGACTGCCTCAATAGAGTCGTCATTCATCAACCGATATTCTATACCACCAATAGTGAATCGTGTGCCCGAGTTCATTCGGAACATCACAAAGTCACCTTCTTTACACCACGGTCCGTCAGGGAAACGTTCTTTGTCTCCATAAGCGGCTGATCCCATGTCCACAACAAGTCCAATAATAGACATAATGTGGTCTTGAGTTTTAGCAGTGTCTGTCTTGATGATAGAAGTACCTGATATGGTTTCTTCTGGTTGTGGTAGTGCTACGAGTACGCGGTAGCCCACGGGTTTTGGGAGTTGTAGCTCCAATTCAGCATCGCTGATTTTAACTGGTTCTTCAGTCATTATCGTCATCCATATAATTTTTCGCAAGGTCTTCAATGTAAGACTTGCTGGCTCCGAGACCTCGAATTAAGCCAACAACCTCTCTAAATTCCGCGTAGTCTTTAGGTGACCCCGCGGTTAAGAAACTCTGTGCAGACGAGATATCCCCGTCGATTTTATCTTTCAGCACGTCAAAGACGGTTTTTGCCATTGTGTGTTATGACTCCTTTTTAGGGTTTTTGTTTGCGTTCTGCGCCATGCGAGCAAGTTCAAGGTCAACTTTGTTGTCCTCTACACGCTTCGCTGTAGCATCTTTGACGCCTTGACGTTTGGCGTCGATAGCCAACTCCGCCTTCTCTACGTTAATCTGTTCCGAAGCAATCTTAGCATCAATCATCATTTTCTGCTGTTTCTGCTTCAGTTCAGCTTGTTTAACCTGTGAGTCGGCTTGGTCTTTCTGGGCTTTACGCTGCTCTTCTGACTGCTTGATCTGCAGTTCTGCCTGTTTCATTTGGATGATAGGGTCTTGCTGCTGCTGTTGAGCTTTCTGCTGCGCGGCTTGCTGCTGGTTTGCCTGCGTAAGTTGCTTGCCTGCGTCTGCTACTAGACGTGACAGTTGTACTTCCATATCCTCTGGCATCTCCTCGTTCGGAGCGGGTAGTGGTGCGCCTAGCTTTTCTTCTATCTTCTGGCGATAGGCGAAGCCAAGGTGTTCGGCAATATGCGCCTGTAGAGACGCCATAATCTGTTTTGCCTGCGGGTTTTGCCCGATCATTTGCGCCATCATCGGGTCTTGCATAAACGATGTATGCGTAGCGATGTGGGCTTCGTGGTCTTGGTAGATAAACGCTTTCATCGGTTTGCCGATAAGAGCATCCATGTTCTCGCTTATTGGGTCTGCAGGCTTCGCATCATCCTTCGTAGGTACGAGCTTGTCTGCATTCTTCACGCCTAACACTTCTATCATCTGCCGATGTAGCTGTGGTAAGTCATATATCTGTGGAGCCTGTGCGGCCATCTGGAGCACTGTTTGATACTGTACTACCCGTTGAGCCATCGTAGAGTTGTTAGGGTCGCTCACAGGGATCACATCGACCATAAGGTAGTCTGCCCGCTTGGCGGTCACTTCGCCTCTGTACGGGACGTACGCGTACTCTGTGGGGGCATACTCTGCCATGATAGCCTTGAGTAGCTTAAACTCCTGCTTCATCGCGTAGTGTACGCGTGCTTGCACCGCAGCCATAGGTTTAAGTGTGCGCTCCAAGAGTGCTAGTGTAGTACCCACAGGAGCGTTTGCGGACATGTCTGAGATGTCCATATCACTAATCGCGCCTAATCTACGACCTTCAGTCGTAATCTGGTTCAGAAGCGCTAGGAGCGTCTGTGAAGGCTCTTTGTAAGGTAGCGGCATGATGTTGTCACGGATAGACCCTGACGGCACGTCTACGTCCTTAAACTCGCCCGGATTGATTGGTGAGTCGTCCCCCTTGATACGTAGTCCACGGGACTTTAGCCCTCCCGGGAGGTTGGAGAGTGTACCAGCATCAACAAGCTGACGTATCAAGGAAGTTCCAGCACGGGCGTACCCACCGATAATGTGGATCAATCCAAGGCCATAAAACCCGAATCCCGGCACATATACATAGTGGACGAAGTGCTGTCGTTTGAGCGTGAGTGGGTCACCCTCCTCGTAATTCCTACGGATCGCCAGCACTTCGCCACTGCCACGCTCTATAGTGACGACGTACGGACGAGCGATCCCATCGTCATCATCAATCCCATCAATCAACAGGTCAGCGTGTATCTCATAAACAGCATATCGGTCATCATTAGTAAGCGAATACCCGCCGTCTTCGGCTTTCTTCTCTTCGATGTCCGTGTGGTAAGGTTCTGGCTCTCCAAGGTCTATATCTCTATAGAACCCTGCAGCTTGTAGCTTCTTCAATTCGTTCTTAGTCTTACGCATTACGTGCGTTACACGCTCTGCAGACTCAATATTCGACGCGCCGTAAGGCACAATCACGTCTTCCGCGGATATATAAATAGCGGCTTGACGGCCTAAATTAGGGTCAAAATACACCTTTTTAAAGGCTGAACCCGCTAATCCAAGGCTGTAGAGCATCCGTTCGTGCTCTGGGCGGTACTCAACCATGTTCTCGGTGAGTTCGTAGTTCATGTCGGCCTTTACACGGCCTGCGGCTTCTTCTTTTTCCTTGGTTTCTTCACCAAGAATCTTTGTTTTTACTGGTCCTGATGCAGGAAATGTCTCTGACATCGCCTCTGCTTGGAATCTGATCGCTGCTTCTGCAAGAACTGTAGAGTTTACACCACACGCACCCTCCCAAGGGTCCATACGTTCCTCGTATTTGAAGCCTAAAACGTCCAAACCTTTGACAAATGTGTCTGCCCAGTCTTTGCGACCCTCTATATCTGTCTCTACTTGACCTACGAGATCACTGGAGAGTTCATGCAAATGCGACTCATCCAGAACTTCGGCCAAGTTCATACCAAATTCGGTAAAATCTAGCTCGTCACCGGGGATTATGGTGATTTCCATGCCGCCGTCTGCTAAAGTAACTGACTCAGGATCGACTATTTCAATCTCCAACTCAGATACATCCATCTCTTCCACACCTTCCAGACCGTCCTCAAGACCCTCTGGCGTTGCGTATAATCCTTTTTCAATAGCCATAGCTAAATCCCCTAATAATATCCGCCTCGGCGCTGTTTGAAGAACCGCTGTTCGTCTGGTTCGTCAGTCGGTAGGCGTATGAATCCTCCCTGTCTAAACCGCATGAGGGCCATAACTGTCGAATCCACAAGGTCATCATTACTCATAAATGGAAATCCTGCAATCTCTTCGACAACTTCTTCTGCCCACCTAGTCTGCGGCACCCATACAAGCTCGGACGCAATTATGTCCGCTACAGAGTTGAGACGTGCCGTTTTATCTCCAGACCCCCTGTGAGGGGTATACTCTGATATAGGTAAGCCCATACGCCGCATCTCTTGATACAAGGCCACCCCAGAACTTTTCTTCTCCACAATAAACGAGTCTGGTTCCCAATCTTGGTACTCTTCCATTGCGAGTTGTTTAAGCTCTGGGAACTCAATACGCTGTTTTATGCTATTTAACAATATAATATTGTAAGCATTGGTTTCCTCGTTCAAGAAAACACCCCAAGTGGTAAGCGCTGTATAGTCTGCGCGGTTGTGCTTCTCGGCTGCGGCATCGAGCGACATGATAATATATTCACAGGACGGCGGCGTCTCGTGTGTCCACTCCTGCCACCACTCTCGCTTAACAATAGCTGCTTCTTCTGCGGTTGGCTGCTGCTGATACTGCGCATTCCACTGGAACGTAGGCATCGACGCCTTGGTACGGAGCAACGCCTCCAAATCAAAGAACTCAGGCCACAGAGGCTTCTGTACTTCCTTCTTAGTTTTCTTGTTGCGCACGTCTAATATGGCAGGAAACTCCACCACTTCGTACTGATCCGAACGTTCGTTCTGTGTCATGTCACGTACAACACGCCCTGTCAGGTCATCCATGTGCCAACGCGTCTGTATAATCGCTACACGACCTCCGGGCATCAAACGTGTGCGAGCACCGAATGTGAACCACTCGTATGCTTTCTCAAATACACCAAAGTTCCCGTTAATTACATCTTGCTCAGAATGTGGATCGTCCACAAGCAGTAGGTCAGCGCCACGCCCAGCCAGAGCAGAACCAATACCACACGCATAACATTCACCCCCGACATTTGTATTCCACCTTCCTGCTGACTTACTATCCTGTGCTAATTTAACTTTAGGGAATATTGAACG